CTCTTCAACACTCCAGCGGGCTTGTTTCTCGCTCATATCATTACCGGGAGGGACAACCCTCCCGCCTCCCTCATGCCACGTATTCGGGCTTCATATCGAGCAGGGTAACGGCAAACTGGTCATACAGCTCGTCACCCAGATGGCGCTTCGCAGCAGCCAGTGCCTGCTCTGCTTTGGTAAACTGCTCTGCAGCATCCGGTTCGTCAGGCTGGGGCAGGGAGTTGATCGCCGCTTCCACCTTGTTGCGGGCGTCTACCAGGTAGTAGCGCCGTACGGCTTTGTTTTTCAGCTCAGTGAACAGCGCCGAACCGAGAGTAGTTTTGGCTGCTTCAATATCAACCCGCACGGCTTTGGCCTGGTCCACGGATTGAGCTACTTCAATGCGATCGCGGAACTCGTCGGCCATGCCATCAATATTGGTACCGGACTCTTGCGCGCTGTTAGTTGTCGATTCAGCCGGGATATCAGCAACGCTTACGCGCTGCTGCGGTGCTAGGTTGATTTCTTTTTCCTGACGATCTTCAAGCTCATCAGGTGTATAAACGCCCAGGATCACATCCGGACAGAACAGACGCGCCCAGCGTTTTACTGCCAGATAGGCGAGTTGCTGGCGGGGATCGTCAGCCCACAGTGTCGAATTACGGGTGCGGGCCTGAGCCAGCAGCAGATCCAGCTCACGGGGGTGATCTTCGCCTTTGAGCGTTGCGCGGATGATAATGCCGATACCTGCTTCTTCCGCCATGGTCCAGCCAGGAACGCGGTATTCGCCTTTTTCACCTTTGCGGATATGAAATTTTCCGACCACTTTTTCCCATGGGCCGTACCACTCATACTCAAAGCGATTCGCCAGCACGCCGCTGCGTGAAATCACTGCGTTTACCAACTGGGCCTCATATCCCAGCACGCCGTTAATCAGATGGGTTTTCTGCGCCACGGCGAAAGGGTTCATTTGCCACTGCGCCGCCTGCATTGCAACGGCCATACAGTCGGCCTGGTTGCCCTGAAGGTGTTTCGGTACTGTCGCCGCACCCTGCGCCATAATCTGGGCGAAAGTGCTGATGGCATTAAGGTACTGTGAATCGAACAGCGCGATGTTTGAGTTAATGACAGCGTTCTGGTCGGCTACTGCTACGTTTGTGTTCTGCATTCTTGTTCTCCTTAAGCCGCGCGCAGCGCTTCAAGGCGGCGCAGATCGTACTCGGTGAGTTCGTCGGTGTAGTCGGTGGTGATCGGCGCTGGCCACTCGCCGGTATCGAATGCGTTGGCAATGGCGCGCATCGTGGCGCGGTACTCTAGGATGCCCAGCTCCACCAGCTCCTGCGAAGCCTCAACAATGGCAATCCAGTGATATCCCTCGTCCTTGTTGACGAAGATCCAGAAGAATTGGTCGAGGCTTGCCGTCTCCATGTACATACCGGCGCTCAGGTGGTAATCGCGATCGATGATTTCACGGTGCAGCTTCGCCCGCAGACCTGACTGCTTGATGTTCCACATAGAAATCGTTTTGAGGTCGGCACCGATGCGCACGCCATCTACGTCCAGCTCAAGGTCAGGGCGCACACGGATTTCGAGGCCGGTCTCTTCGTCGATGCCGAAATAGCTTGTCTCAACGGCGCGATCAGGATGCTGCAGCAGCTTTCCGGCGGTCGGGTGCGCATGCAGCGCTTTCTGTATAGCCAACGCGGTTTCCAGCTGCTGGCGGGTCACCAGCACCTTGCCTTCCGGGTTCTCACGCCATGCGTCCAACAATTCGTCGGCGAACACGGTATCCGGGCGGACAGCCTTGAGCGCCTGAATCAGATCCACTTTGGTGCCGCCCACTTTCAGCGGCGCGGGCTTCTGCGCCTCCTGCGCAACCAGGTCAGGATTGACGATCGCCAGCTGCTCCAGCAGCGCGTCACGGCTGCCGCTGGTTTTCACCGGAGCGGGCAGAGTGGCGTTGTACTCTTTTATGCAGGCTTTCATAGCTGCAGCGGTCTGCTTCTTATCAGACTCGATGCGCTGGAACTCTTCCGGCAGCGCCATATAGCTTTCTGCGGTTTCGTCTACAGCTGCGCCAAGCGGCAGCAGCGCGGGCAGGGTGGCGTTATGGGCCTCCAGCAGCGCTTTGATATCATCAGCGCTCAGCTGCGGCGGCAGGCTGGCGTTGTACTCGTCAATGCACTCGCGGATCGTCGCCGTGGTGGTGAGTGCACCTTCCGGGATCTCCGGCTCAATGCTGAACTCGGCGGCCAGCGTCTCCGGCTGCAGCGCAAGCGCATGCACCAGATTGCCCATGTCGAGAACCTTCGACCGCTCCTTCTGGATGGTCTTGGAAACATGGCGCGCTTCGAAATACATCAGGGAGACACGGGCATCCTTCACCTGCGTGCTGCTGATGCCGTTCGCGGCGTGGTAAACGTCGTTCGGCAGACCTTCATAACGGCCTGGCTCGAAGTAAGCTGGCCATTCCTTAGCTGCAGCCTCTGGCTCGGAAATATCCGCTAGCCGAACGGCTGGACTGCACAACGGCTGTACTGCGCGAAACGGCTAAACAGCGTGATGCGCTGGCTGCCCTGCAGCAGCAAGATATCACCAAGGTGCTGGATGAATGCTCTGAATATCTCGACAGGGACTGCATCATGGAGTCGAACGGTATTAGCTACGAAGTTGCTGCTCAACGACAAGTAGGGGCAAAGGCTCTTCATGATGCATTAATTCGCAAAGGAGCAGCCCTATGAGCAAGTCACTTAAAGCACGCTGCATCCGCCGTTGGGAAGTTGAGTTCAAAGGCCGTTGCGATTCGAAACTAAGCCCCTTTTGGCGTAAGCACCACCTGCGCTGTTACATCCGCGAATGCGCTCTAATAACTGCTGACTGCATGATAGAGAACCTGGCTTATAACAACGCAATGCATGATTTTTTTGCTGAAAACGGCGATAACCGTGGCTGGTCTTCAGAGTTCTCGCTCTGGTACGACAGCAATCGTCGTGAGCAGTATCAAAAAGAAGCACAGAGCTACCTCAATGAAGAGGCCAGCAACGAGGAGATCGACGAAGAAATTCAGAACGAGCTGGAGGCCTGGAATGACTGAGCGAGGCATGATATTCGGTGGCAAAATGGTGCGCGCCATTCTCAACGGCGGGAAGAAGCAGACACAGCGGATTATGAAAAAACAGCCAGCAAAATTGCCATCGACAGATAACGTATTAATCCTCGACATGTACAGTGGCAACCATGCATCTTTTAGAAATAACCCATGACAGAATAAACAATTAAACTCTGCAGTTTCCCCCTACTAAAATTGGTTGGTTAAGTTAATGTAGCTAAAGAAAATCCCCTGCTTGCCGATGCCGGGTAAGGCATATTGCATTAGGGGATTATCATGTTTTCAAAGTTTATTTTTTTATTTGCCATTATCTTTGCTTCATCTATTAACGCTGCTTCGTTTGATTGCCAAAAAGCCACCTCTGTTTCAGAAAACATTGTCTGCTCAAATTATGAACTAAATAAACTTGATGAAGTTCTGGGAAAGAATTATCAACTCATGCTGCGAGCTACAGCTGATAAAGAAACTATCAGTGAAGGTCGTAGACAGCAGGTTTTATGGTTTAAAGAAAAAGAAAAATGTTCTGATGCACAATGCTTGCGGAGTGCTTATATTCAGAGAAACGATGAAATTTGCGAGTTTATTCTTGATAGAACAACTGGGCCTTTCGAATGCGTCAGTACTTCGTCTGCAATTCAGTCAATTCAAAAGCAAGAGTACGATGAGTCACACAGCAAGAGCCCAGACCAGGTAGTACAAGAAATTTATGCCCGGCATGCACAGCAGGTTGCTTCATTAGGCTTCTCTGAAAGAGAGCTGTCTTCTTGGCTTTATTTCACAGTTCAGGCGGGCGCACCGTATCGCAAGTTTTCAACTCTTGGACAGTATCTTGCCATGATGTATGAGCTCGACGGATTTAAGAGCATCTCAAAAGTTGATGACGGTGAGCATTTTGGTTTTAAGGTTAAAGTGTCTGGGCAACCTAGCTCTGGATTTGTATTCCATTTGGAAGATGATGAATATTATCTCACAGGCATAATACAGGGAGACGAAATTTACGTGGCCCCACAGAACATACAGATATCCAACCTGTTTTATAGCTACGGAGTTTATGCACTTGGCAAGAATGGAGCTGCTCTTTGACCGTAAAGCCCCGGCCAAATAGTGAACGATATTATTCACATAATATCGTTCACTAACTTGGTTGCCTGACCGAATAAATGACAACCTGCGGCAGGACTACGACGTGCTGGTGAAAATTTACAGATGAAGATTTTAATCTTGTTAACATCTGGATGCGCATACTGCCGCCTGTGGAACTTTATCGTGATCAGGGCTTACAGGATTTGTACATCATCGACCGCGACTACATGGACACTCGCCACGCCAAAAGACAAATAGGTTGCGCGCTGCGGTAACGCAGTGCCGCCGACGTTCGCTGAGGCGCTGTTACGCGCTAATCAGCCGGAAATGTGTCTGGCAGGGGGGAGGGCGGCCTAATTAGAATTACATTACAAGCGATATGGGGATTCTCATGTCGACAGGAGGGGCCTCTCCGGAGGCCTTTTATACGCGGCGGCAGGGTGACTTAAATATGGTCGTTATTACCGACCGATAGGGTCTAATCGTTCTATTAGTTCGATTAATTAATAGGCGCATAGTAACAACAAACTACCTGCTTCATGCAGCAAAATAAGGCACGGCCCACACTACATACGTCGACATAAGCGTCCAACAGTATGACGAGTGATTGCCGATCCGGTATTAACAATCAACATTTTTGACGCTGGCATCTATCCAATAGAAACGATCGCTCCTTAAGCGCTTTTTCCAAGAATAAACATTTAAATCAAAGACATAAGTTCATTTCTTTAAAATGTCTTTGTTGTGAACATTTGAGCCAAAATCATAAACACTGTTTATTCATACAGTGATTTAATGTAAGGTTATATCACGCCAGAAAAAATTTTCATTTTTCTTCCGGCGAACCTATTAGGAAATTTGCGCGATTTGTTATTTTGGCTTTATGGAATGGATTTCTCCTCGCCGAGAGGACGTATCTGTTGATAACAAAGAAGGGGGTTTTTGTGAAAAAAAGTCAGGGCCAAGGCGACTGGTACGATATTGTCAGGCGTTCAGACGGTAAGCTTATGGGGTCAATGCCGCTCGAAAGCCGCAACCTCGTCTACATCAAAAATGGCATGTTTTCATGTCGCCCTTTGATGGAGGATGAAGGTGTTTTCAATCTGTCGTCCGGAACACGTTTTCTTCGCCGCCTCGGCTACCGCCTCGAACAACCCTCTGATATGATGATATCAACGGACTGAACACCCGTTGACCTGATGCGCCACGGAGAATCCCATGGCGCAGTTACAACTCATTAAGCATTCTTCTAATATCCTGATCCCCGCCACGCCGGAGACCAGCGATTTTCTGCAATCAAAATGTAAGCTCGGCGCCGTGCTGGTGGCCGATTTCAAACAAGTCCGCAACCCGGCTTTTCACCGTCGTTTCTTCGCTTTGCTGAATCTCGGCTTCGAATACTGGGAGCCTACCGGCGGGGCGATCTCCTCAAATGAGCGCAGGTTGGTTACCGGCTACGCTAAATTTCTGGCCTCGTACGGTGGGAGTGGGGAGGCGCTGCTGGATGCCGCAGAGCAGTATCTATCGCGCATTGCCGATCGCCGTTCCGGTAGCATCAGCGTATGCAAATCGTTTGATGCCTACCGCGACTGGGTGATCGTTGAGGCTGGCCACTATGACGCCATCCAGCTACCGGATGGAACCCTCCGGAAACATCCCCGCAGCATCGCCTTCGCCAATATGGACGAAACCGAGTTTCAGCAGCTCTACAAAGCTGCGCTCGATGTTCTGTGGCGCTGGATCCTGTCCAGGGCATTCAGAGACCAGCGTGAGGCTGAGAACGCTGCCGCGCAGCTGCTGAGCTTCGGGGGCTGAGTCGATGAAAGAGACCTGGTTCTATCACATGGAATGCACCACGGAGCAGGCAGAAGAGCTGTTGGCACAATACCGCCGCCGCGGCGTTAAGGTCGAGCGCAGCCTCAACCCTGATCTCATCACCTGGACCGTCAGTGCATTCCTTCCGACATCTAACACACCAGCGCGTCCGGATAGTCGCTGGCGAAACCGGATGTGGGGATGAACGTGAAAACGTATCAAATCACTTTGCCCTGGCCTCCGAGCAATAACCGGTATTACCGGCACAACCGCGGGCGCACGCACATTAGCGCTGATGGTGTCGCGTATCGCTATGCGGTGGCCAGTGTCATTCGAAGCGCCAGGCTTAATATTCGGACAGCTGCACTACTCAAAATCCGAATTGAATGTCACATGCCCGACCGCCGGCGCCGCGATCTGGATAACCTGCAGAAAGCTGCATTTGACGCTCTAACCAAGGCGGGATTCTGGCTGGATGACAGCCAAGTTGTCGACTATCGCGTTGTGAAAATGCCTGTCGTGAAGGGCGGAAAGTTAGAACTCACCATTACCGAGCTGGAGATCGCATGAATCTTGAAAATACCCTCAAATATCACTTCGCCAAATCGACATTGCTTAGCGACTCTCCGCGCGCTACGGCGTCAGACTCATTAACCGGAACGGATATCATGGCCGCTATGGGCATGACGCAGGAAAGGGCAGCTTTGGGTTACAGCGCATTTCTCGGGAAGATGGGTATCAGCAACAATGACCGGGAGAGGGCGATTGAGTTGCTGGCCCAGTATGCGCTGACCAAGTGCGATGAGGTGGCGGCGCTGCGTAAACTGGATCCAAGGGTTAAACCACTGGTGATGCATCAGCTGGCCACCTTCGCGTTCGAGGACTATTCCCGCAGCGCCGCCAGCGTGAAGCAGTGTGATGGGTGTAATGGGGAAGGGTTTATTGGCGCTGAGGTTTTCAGCATGAAGTCTCACACTCTGGCAAAAGAGAAGAAATTCGTGAAGATGTCCCTGAATATGGGCGTCGAAAATATTCATCCTTCTGAGTATGAGGTGCGAAGAGGGGTCAGGGAGGTAGCGCGCGTTCTCTGTCCTCAATGTAAGGGAAAGAAGGTTGTAAGTTGTGCCTGTAAAGATTGCCATGGACGCGGGAAAGCCGTTAATCAGGCCCTTACAGAACAGCAGGGTGTTCCGGTTATGGCCGATTGCAAGCGCTGCAGCGGGCGGGGGTATGAACGAATCCCATCAACTGAGGCTTACGCCGCGGTGTGCCAGATAACGGATGTTATCAGCCTCGATACCTGGAAGAAGTCTGTTAAGCCATTCTACGATCAGCTCATCACCAAGTTTGACATCGAAGAGGCCTGGGCTAATGCGCAGCTCAAGCAGATAACAAAATAGGGCGTGAATTTATCGTGAGCTATTTACTTTTCCCGAATCTGTGGTAATTTTGCTCTCACGATGGGCATTGTATATTTATCGTTGAAGAAAAATTTAAGAGCCCCGGCAAAAGTCGGGGCTTTTTTTTCAGAAGAAAAATTCGTTATTGCAAAAGTGTTTATAGGTTTGACTCGCTACAGCATCCAGCTGAACTTCTTTTTCCAGTCGGTCGAATTGCGCTTTATCTCCTGACAAGAAGCCATACGCGGAAACATCTGGATTAATGTAAATTCCAAAATTACCTGCTGCACCATTGCTTATAGTGTGAACTATCGATGATGAAATGTTCAACTTAGTCAGAAGGGTTTGAAACAAGTTATAACTATTGGCGTGAACTCTTACAACGTGCATAGTGGTCTCCTTGATTGATCTAAAGATCTTATCGACCACGTTGAAATATCCTTTACCTAAATATCAAATTCCTTTGGCTCATAACTCTAACAACATCCCCGCTTGGTGCTTTTCTTCTATTTCGGCCCCCGGGATCCCTCTTCAACACCTTACTGTAAAATATCAGCCCAGAAGCTTGATCCCTTTCTAACCCACACAGCACCCGCCCAAAGCGAGGTGAGAGTATGTATCGCATGGACAAACTAACCACCGGTGCTGCTTATGGCGCTTCAGCCGGTAGCATCCTAAACGGCATGCTGAATGCCTACAGTCCCGAGCAGTGGAACGCTATCGGCGTGCTGGTGGGTATCATCATTGCAGTGATGACTTACCTGACAAACCTCTATTTCAAAATCCGCGAAGACAACCGCCGCAGCAGGAGCCGAGATGAACCCGACACTCCGAAATAAGCTGATGGGCGCCGTTGTTGGCGGAGCCAGCGCAATCACTATTGCCGCTGTGATGCTGGGCAATGCGGATGGGCTGGAAGGGCGGCGTTATTACTCCTATAAGGATGTGGTCGGCGTCTGGACTGTATGTGACGGGCACACTGGTGCTGATATTCGTCGCGGACACCGCTACACCGAAAAAGAATGTAACGCTTTGCTTCAATCCGACCTGCGCAAGGTTGCTGCAGCTATTGACCCGCTGATTAAGGTCAATGTTCCCGAAACCACTCGGGCCGCGCTTTACTCCTTCACCTATAACGTGGGAACGGGAGCATTTAGCAGCTCAACGCTGCTGAAGAAACTGAATGCCGGCGATATTCCGGGTGCATGCAAAGAACTTCAGCGCTGGACGTATGCCGGTGGCAAACAGTGGAAGGGGCTTATCACCCGGCGCGAAATAGAGAGTGAAGTTTGCGAGTGGGGCCAGAAATGAGCCGATTAACAGCCATCATCTGCGCTGTCGTTTTCTGTCTGCTGGTTTCCATGACATTGGCGATTAACCACTACCGTGGCAACGCCATCACCTACAAAGACCAGCGCGATAAAGCTACCGAACAACTGATCCTGGCTAACGCCACCATCAAAGACATGCAGACCCGACAGCGAGATGTCGCTACGCTGGATGCCAAATACACGAAGGAATTAGCTGATGAGAAAAAGAAGCTTGATGATCTTCAGCGTTGCATTAGCAATGGTAAGTGCGGGCTGCACGTCAATGCCAGATGTCCCGTGCCAGGAGCGGCCAACACCACCGGCCTGGATGATGCAGTCAGCCCCCGACTTACTGTCACCTCTGAACGGG